CCAGCCAACCACTGCCGCCCAAATCTTGCCCATCTACCCCCCCCTAAGCTTTTCCAGTTTTTATTGCCTTAACCGCCCTCGGCCTTGCGAAACCTTTCGCCACGCGGCATTTTCGACACCGTCAATGCGCGCCCAATCAGGCTCAAACATCGCTTCTAATTCGCCAAACGACTTGCAATCCGAGTAATGCAATGCGCTGGAAATCAAAGAGTTAACCTGTCTGATCGGCATATCGAGCCGGGTTGCGATTTCCATTGCTGCGCACCCACGGCCAACCCACACAGCCACCTCGTATTCGAGCGGCGACAGCCTCGCCCCAGATGACGGCCTTTCTATCTCTAGCCTCGGCTTGCGATTTCTGGACGGCATTTTGCTTATCCTTGGCAGCTAAGAACCCCGTCAGGAAACCACTCTTTCCCCGCTAAGAGCCGCCGCCGGCAAAAAAACGGGGTATAACCCCACCCAACCCGAAGAAACGCCTAAAACTCGATCCTGAGCGTTTTTGCTCGCCTACTTCGCCTGCACCGCCTGGGCCACGGTCAGGTTGTCCGGCCGGACCCACATCGCCCGAAACTTGTTTTCGAAGACGGCCGCCACCACCGCATCTGTGGAAAACGTCGCCGAGTTGTCTTGCCGGCTCTCGCCCTGGACGCTGAAATTCGCCGACCCGTCCCGGATCAGCGCCTGGTCGACGGCGTAGCTTTTCAGGTGCATGAGTACCTTCGAGAACTTGACCCGGATATCTACGCCGGGGAAATTCATAAGTGCGTGGATAGGTGAGCGCTGGCAACTTATATCTCCCCGGCACTCCGCCTGTAACTCGCCCCGGTCGAGATAGATGCGTACTAATACCCCGGCCTGGGCCCGAGCCTTGATTGCATCGATCACAGCCTGGTCGGTGAGCGAGAACGCGGCCAAGTCAAGCGATTGTTTCGCCGACGCGATCGCCGCCACATCCAGCGTCTCTAGGTTGGTCTCCGGCGAGTAGAAAGTGCCAGCCGGCAGCTGCGCCGGCGTCGGCGCGGCAACCGCCAGCAGCCGTTCCGTATTCCCAGTGAAGACAGCCAGGTCCATCGCCTGGATCTGTGCGACAATAGCGTCTCGATCATCGGGCTTGGCCACAGCCAGCCGCTGCTTCAACTCGTCATAGGTTTGCGCGTGGCAGAGCTTTCCCCCATCGCCGCCACAGCTCAACAGCCAGCCGAACACCGCGAGCATCAGCGCGAGCGCGGCAAAGCACCCCCTAACCCCTGACCCCTGATCCCTGATCCCTAACTGCATTTCACACTCTCCACCAGTTGCCAGATCTTGCCTTCGATCAACCGCTCGGGGACGATGAAGGGTTTCTGCGTGCATTGAATCGTCAGGGCCTGGGTATCCTCTTCGTATGTCCAGGTCGCCATCATGCCGTAGCCCACAGCCGTTCCCGTGTCGCCCATAACCGTCGTGCAGTCCGCCTGCGCGTAGATCCGCGCCCGGATCGCCTTGAACTGCGGCCGCGTGATGTTGCGGAAAGTGATCGGCTTGCAGGCAGCCATAAGGAAGGGCCCTCAGCTTTCAGCTATCAGCTATAAGTTTCTGGCCGGCGGCGTGCGGCCTGGTTGTTCCGCACACCGCCGGATTGGCCGGGGTTGCAGTCAGGGCTTTTTCTAGTCCCTGCCCCCCGGCCCCTATCCCCTGCTTTTAACTTGTCGGCGCGGCCTTCGCGTTCAGCACAGCGACCACAACGTTAGCCACATCCTCCACTGTGGAGGCGTCGGCCTGGATACCATCCGCGCTCAAAAGCTGCAGCACGGCCGGCGTGGTAATCGAGACAACTTCCGCCAGTTTCTGCGTTCCGGTTCCGTTTTGCTTCCCAGATGCGGCATATTTCTGCTCAATGGAGACCACGGTGTTTTGCACCAGGTTCACCGCGGCGGACGCGCCGGCGAGCGCGGCCTTGGCGGGCGGGAAGATCAGGCCGGCAATCCCAGCCACTTCCGGCTCGTACTTTTCGAAGAGCGTTACACCCTTCTCAAACTCGGTGCCGATCCATTCAAGAAACTTGACAACTTTATTACTCATGCGACTCCTTGTGCCGGCGCAGCGGCCGGGGTTTCTGGTTGCGTGCTGGTCCACAGGTTGAATTCGGCTTCGCGCCGCGCTTTGAGGCCCGCGACCTCGATTTCCACGCCGCTCATGTCGGCATGGTCCCAGAACAGCAGCTGCCCGGCGGCGATGTCGTAGAAGCCTTGGTTGAGGTCTCTGAGAAGAGTGGAGCCACCCAGGCGGCCCGATCCGAGATTGAAGACGAAGTCCACAAGCGCATCGAACTGGCCCTGGGAGAGCGAGACTTTAACCAGGCTCGTGACAGCCTCTTCGGCCTCGCCGACATCGCAGGCAAGCATATGCTCGGCAGTCGCTTCGTCGATCCCGGCAGGGAACGCGTCTCTCTGCGTAAGCCTGTGGCCGTAGCCGATGGTAGGAATGCCGGCCACGTCGAGATAGGCTCTACCGCGGAACCCTTCGCATGTTTTGACCAGGGCAAGCCCCGCCGCGCTCAGTTGCATACCGTTGCCCTCACATCAAGCAACGGCGCTGTTCGAGGAGACGAAGACAGCGCCGCACACCCGCTCTGGCACGCCGCGTCCTCTTTTTTGGATTAGCGGTGTGTACAGACGTCAGTGTGGGCGCGCCGATCAGGCACACGGGCAGAAGCTCACGAATTGGCCCTTAACGGTGAGTTATTGGGGAGACAGGGGCTAGTGATTAGGGGTTAGGGATCAGGTCCTGCAGCTTTGCCGCCTGCATAGCGAACTTCTGAGACAGGGGCTAGTGATTAGGGGTTAGGGATCAGGGGCCAGGGGGAGCTAGAGCGCCTTCATGACGACGCCCAGAATCACCATCAATAGAGCAAAGGCACAGAGCGCGCCGAAGACGGCCCAGAAGATGGACACGGGACTAACTGGGCCGGGCGCGGGCTTAGGCGTAGCGCCTGGGATCGGCAGGCCCTTTTCAACGGCCACCGCGCAGTCTTCGTGGTATTCATCGAACAGCCCACTCCATTTGCCGCAATGCACGCAAGTCATGTCGCGCTCACTTTCCAGACGGCGCATCGCCGATCCACTTCAGAACTTTCCCGACAATACTCCAGGCGCCGTCGTGGCGCAAGACGCGCACTGGGTGCTCCGCGTCTTCGCGAAGCGGCACCAGAAACCACGTATGGCCATCCTTACGGAGCTTCATGGGCTCGACGCCGTTTGTGGTACGGACGGCCACGACGCAGCCGAGTAACCGATCCGGATCCTTGCGCGACACGTCGACCAGCGCTATAAGTTCGCCGCTTATGAACGGAGAAATCTCTCCCTCGAACCGGATTGCCCTGACTGCGGAATCCTTTGGGAACCATTGGGCGGGCAGGTTAAATGCAATCTCCACGTTTGATGCCAGCACGTCGTCTGGGTCCCCTAGTTTTTTTGGATTCTTGAGAAGGTGGATCGTATAAGGCGTGTCGGTCATCGGGTACTCCTCCAAAGTGGTAGAGCCGCTTCGAAGGGAACCCGCCACTACTTTCGTTGCTGCCTCCTGTATCTCGCTCAGCATGGGCGCGCCTTCGAAATACTCCAACGGAACGCCGGCCTCCTCAAGGAAGAAAAGCTTCTGGTCGCCGTCCGCGAGTCTCGCTATCTTCACGAACACGTCCGGGCTTGGCTTATTCTTTCCGGCTTCCCATTTTGAGACACTCGACGGCCTTGTCCCGAGTTTCTCCGCGAAAATCGTCTGGTTCATTCCCAGCGACGTCCGCACCTCCTCTATGCGGCTCGCCACAGTAGAACTCGGCGGTTTGTGGCTCGGTTTAGGGGGCATGAATATTTTCCTTGACGAATTGTGAAAGCGTGCATTATGCTCAGTTTCACAATCAGAGGATTTAACTTGAGTCTGCACATTAACACTACGACACCGGAGCTGGAGCAGGCTGCGCGATTTTACGGAATCTACAGCAGGGTTGCCCGAAAACTGGGCGTCACTCCCCAGCACGTTCGCCACATCGCGAAGGGTCTGGGCAAGTCCAAGAGGGTTTCCGCTGCCCTCGATCGCGAGATCCGGCGTATTAGGGAAAAGAGTTCGGAGCGCGCGGCATGATGAAGGAAAAGACATCATGCACCAAGTCTGAGGCAAACGTACCTTTCGCGTCACTGCCGCTCTTCGCACAAAATTCCTCCACCGAGATCCTTCCAGGAAGCCTTAACGACGATTCACTGGTGCGCGAGGTCGTTACCGAAGCCATCAAGCGCAGCGGAAAGAGCCGGGAGCAGGTGGCAGACGAGATGTCGCGCACGCTTGGGCTCTCGGTGACGGCCCGTATGATCGCTGGCCAGGCGCGTGGGACCGCTCGTTTTGCGTTGCGGTCAATAACAACCGCTTACTTTTCTGCCGCGTTGAACTGGCGGGATATCGGGTAATCGACGCGACCGAAGCCGATCTACTTGAGCTGGGTAAAGAGACGCTGAAACAAAAACGCGCGGCCGAGAACGCCGCGATGCTCGAAAAGCGCCTGCAGGGGGTCGACCTATGACCGCCCAGCCTTCACGCCTCTCGCTCGCCCTTGATTTTGCCTGCGCCGCGATGCTCGTGCTCGTTTCCGGGCACGTCGCAGACGCGATGATGGCGCGGTCGATTCTCCCCCTGGAAGAAGAATTCGCCGACGTGTGTCTTAGTGGAAGGCGATTTTACAAACGTCTTGCTCCGGTGATCATCACAGATCGCGAATGCCTTATGTCGTGTCACACGCGCGACCGTCGCCTTGTTTTGCTGCGCAAAGCTTCGGTGATGCCGTCAGTGGCGATACTCGCGCTGATTGATGCGATCGGTTGCGACCCCTCTGAGAGGTTAGACATCGATTACAGAAAGCATCGCCTGGTGTTCCCGGTCGTGGCCCGCGAACTTGGGGTGAGTGAGGCCTTTCTCCGCATGTGCTGGCAGACTGAAGCGGATCTCGACTCTCAATGGCGATCCTACCGAGATGAACTCCTAAAGATCCGAGCTGAGTGGGCGGTGGCCGCATGACCAATCTGCAAACCTCAGTTCTAGCCGGCGCGTTTGTCTTCTCGGCCTTTGCCGAGTGGTTATCCCGGTTTCTCAACCGCGGTGGGGGCAAACGATGATTGAAAAGCCCTGGTCATACAAGCAAATCACCGCTGCTGCCGAGAAATCGATTCTCGGGTCTATGACGCTTGCCGCGAAAGCGACTGAACCTCTGGAAGCTATGCTTCATTGGCGGACGGCGTGGGGCGTCTTCCGTGGATGGGAATCTCTCACGATGGGTTGGCAGCAGAAAGCCGACGCCGAGCGCCTTGAAGCCGCGACCCTGCCACCAAAGAGGGACGCCTTATGAGCAGCCAACTAGCCCTCGCACTGCCCACCCCAACCGCAATCACGCCATCGCGGCCACAGCGCGTGGCGCTTGTGGACCCGGAGCAAGTCGCCCAGGCCGAACAGCGCTTCGCCATCTTAGAAACGATTCTGGCTTACAAGGCCGAGCCGCTCCGCTACGGCATGCTGCGGCTCAAAGACGGCACGCCGGTCACCAGCCATACGCGGATGGTCGAATATACGTCCGAGGTTTCCGGCGTCTCTCGCTCGCAGCTCTACCGCTGGCTCAGCGCTTTCAGTGAGGGTGGCAAGCCTGCCCTGGTAGACCGACTAAGACGAGACAAAGGCAGCAGCCGCTTCTTCCGGACCTATCCCAAGGCCGCGTGGCTGGCCTGCTACCTCTTCTTCGGCGATCCGGACGCGCCGGAAGCACAGCGCCGGTTTATGGGCCAGAGCTCCCGTTTCTGCTTTGAAGCCATCCTGCGCGATCTCGACATGCTGGGCATTCCGGCAGAAGACGCGCCGTGCTATGACACCGTCCGCGCCTATCTGGCCTCAATGCCGCCGTCGCTCACGGTCTACGCGCGGCTGGGTAAAAAGGCCTATCGCGAGCGCATGGCGCCCTACTTGCGCAGCCAGTTCACCGACCTCTACGCCAACCAGGTGTGGGTGGGGGACCACATGATCCACGACGTCGAAGTGATGAACGATTGCTTTGACAACGTGGAGTGGGGCGCGCCGATCCGCATCCGCTTCAGCGTCATGATGGACCGGCGCTCGCGCCTGTTCGTGGGCGGGAGCTGGTGCTGGGAAGGCAGCTCGCGCGCCATCGCGGCATGCATGCGCCGCGCAATTCTCAAATACGGACCGCCGGAGCACATCTATGT